TATAACAGAAGGCACTAAACAAACACCTTTAAGACAAACAAGAATTGATGATTGGTTAGAAAGAAGTGATGACCTAAAAGATGCAATGCCTGAAGAAGCATATCGTAATTATCAAAGAAATAAAACTCTTATTGATCTTGCTGAAATACCAGAATCAATACAAGAAACAATTATAAATACTTATGATAACCAGAAACTTCCAATGAAAATGAAAGTTTTAAACTATTTAATTAAAAAAAGATGTAACAACCTGATTGAATGCGTCGAGGAGTTTTATAATGCGTAGAAAATTAATTTCAGAGGTCTTTGAAGAGGCCGCCAAACTAAATACAAAACAGGCCAAGATCGCTTATCTACAAAAGCATAATTCCGCGCCGTTAAGAGATATTATCAGAATTAACTTTGATGATGATATCGTATCACTATTACCGAAAGGTGCTCCACCCTATAAGAAAGACGATATGCCAGATGGCCATAACTATTCTACGTTATACCATAAATTTAGGCAGTTTAAATATTTCTTCAAAGGCGCAAAAACTGATATGAATCAAGTTAAAAGAGAATCAATCTTTGTTGGTTTAATAGAAACAATACATCCAAAAGATGCACAATTGTTCATAGATGCAAAGGATAAAAATTTAAAGTATAAGGGAATCACAAAAAAATTAGTAACGGATGCTTTCCCTAACTTAATTCGCAAATAATATAATATAAACACGGAGGATCGCCTATAGACAAACCTTTATAATGATAGAAATCAATTAACCCATGGAGAAACACTATGCATGTACAGATTGAGCGCCTTAAAAAAGATCAAAAAGAGGCCATATACTATCAGAAAAAACTGAAACGCAAAGGAAAAGATGTTCTGGCATATAAAATGCAGAAAAAAATCGAATACCTGAATAAATATATCGAAGATATGGCGTCAGTTCAAGGAGGTTAACAGGGTTACGGCCCTGGTCTACAGGGCCGATATACCTTATGAGTAAATTCACTAAAGAAGAAATCGAAAACTCTAAACGAATTTTTAAATCAGCAACACCCAAAAATACCTTAGATTGGTATGTTAAGTGGATAGCATCAGTATTCGTTTTGTGTGCAATGTCACTAAGAGGAATTGAAGGTCTGCAAATGTGGGACTTAGGATTCTCTGTTATTGGTATTACACTATGGCTATGGGTATCAATTCTATGGCAAGATCGAGCACTTATTATTCTAAATGGAGCGGGACTACTACTACTATTGAGAAATATATTTACTGCATTAAATGGTTGACAAATTAAACTAAGTGTGTTATAATATACATTATGAATATTTTTATATTAAATGAAGACCCCGTATTGGCGGCACAAGAACAGTGTGATAAACACGTTGTCAAAATGATTGTAGAATCTGCACAAATGTTATCTACAGTCCACAGAATGCTAGATGGCAGTGTTACAATGAGAAAGTCCAAATCTGGCAAAAGAACCCTTAAATACTACGAACTAAAAGATGATAGAGAAACCACCTTGTATAAGGCAGTTCATCACAATCATCCATGTACAGTTTGGTCTCGCGAAGGGTGTTGTAATTATACCTGGCACTATGAACATTTTATTGCATTATGTGATGAATATACATATAGGTATGGTAAAATACATTCTACAGATACTAAACTTCGGGCACTACTAAAGAAACTACCACAGAATATACCAGTTGGTAGAACAGCATTTAAACTAGCTATGGGTTCTAATCCAGAATGTGTAGTTACTAGTTTAGGTGGTACTGATGCAGTAGAATCATATAGAAATTTTTATCAAACAAAACAAGAGAGGTTTAAAATGGATTGGACAAAGAGAAACGTGCCGGAGTGGTTTAAATATGCCGCTATATGATTTTAAAAATTTAAAAACTGGAGAAATAGAAACAAAAATGATGTCTATTGCTTCTATGGTAGAATATGTCAAAGACCCTAATATAGTACAAGTATTCACATCAGCTCCTAAGTTAGTAAGTGGTGTTGGTGGTACACTTTCACGGGCTGGAGACGGATGGAAAGAAGTGCAAGATAAAATCAAATCAAACATACCACCTCGTTTAAGGGATAATATTAAAACAAAATGAGCCAGAAACCATCGAAACTAAGAATTGAACATCTTATTACACTAGAACCACTTACTAAATCCCAAGAGAATGTATTTGCATCATGGAAGGATGGGTTTAATTTAGTATTGTCAGGTTCTGCTGGAACAGGTAAGACATATATTTCAACTTACTTATCGTTATTAGATATTATGGATAAGAATAAACCAGAACAGAAACTGGTGATAGTGAGATCGGCTGTACCTACACGTGATATGGGATTCTTGCCTGGTACATTGGAAGAGAAAGAAGATGCATATAAAGCACCATACTATTCTATTCTAACCGATCTATTTGAAGACAAAGATGCTTGGAGAAAGATTGAGGTTGCAAAACAAATAGAATTCTTAACAACATCTTTTATTAGAGGTATTACTCTGACTGATTGTGTTGTACTAATAGACGAATCGCAGAACTTAACATATCACGAACTTTGTTCAGTTATTACACGACTAGGAAATAATTGCAGAATTATATTATGTGGCGATTACTACCAATCGGACTTTACCAAGTCTGGTGATAGAGAAGGGTTAGAAAAGTTTACAAAGATTTTGGAGAATATGAAACTCTTCGATCACATTGAATTTACTTGGGAAGACATTGTCAGATCTGGCCTAGTAAGAGATTTTATTATGACAAAGGAATTAGTAGAAAATGGGAAACTTTAAACATGAAAAAATTGATTTGGGATATGAAGATTTATCTGCCAAGACTGCTGCCGGTGGTAGAACATATACTGCTCCTGATGGTACTAGGTATCCTTCTATTACTACAGTACTATCCATTCTAAGTCGAGAGGCTATACAAGAATGGAGAGCAAGAGTTGGTGAAGAAGAAGCCAATAAAATATCCAGAGTGGCATCATCACGCGGTACTGCGGTACACGATTTATTAGAGAAGTATGTCGATAATGATCCTGATTATGCTAAAGGTGTAATGCCTCATATATTACAATCCTTTCATGATGTAAAAGAACAACTGGATACAAGATTAAGTAAAGTTTATGCACAAGAGGCTCCACTATATTCTGAACACTTAGGTTTGGCGGGTAGAGTGGATTGTGTTGGTGTATGGGATGGGAAAGATTCTATTGTAGATTATAAAACATCTCGTAAACTAAAAAAGAAGGAATGGGTAAAAGGTTACTTCATGCAATGTTGCGCATATGCAATTATGTGGGAAGAAAGAACTGGTATACCTATTACACAATTGGTGGTATTAATTGCTGTTGATAACGAAGAACCACAAGTCTTTATAGAACATAGAGACAATTGGGTAAAACCATTATTTGATGTTATTGAACAGTATAATGCTGAAAAGAAACGTGAATATATTTTTGGAAAATAGGAGATAATATGTTAACAGTTGGTGATAAATTCCCTGTATGTAATTTACAGGGTGTCAATGAAAATAATGAATTCGTTGAAGTAAATATTGAGAATGGATATACGCCTCACAAACAAGAATGGAGTGTGGTTTATTTCTATCCAAAAGATTTTACCTTTATCTGTCCCACAGAAATTGCTGGAATGGATATGTTGGTAGAAGAAGCGAATGTTGTTGGTATCAGTGGTGATAACGAATTCTGCAAACTTGCATGGAAACAAGAGAATAAATTAATCGGTAGTATTAAACATACTCTTGCAGCAGATTGTGGTCTTGGTTTATCACATAAACTCGGTATTGTAAACGAAGACGAAGGTGTTTGTTACAGGGCAACATTTATTTATGATAAAAACATGGTAATTCAACACGTATCGGTCAATGCACTAGATACTGGTAGAAATGCACATGAAGTATTAAGAACTCTACAAGCACTCAAGGCCGGTGGTCTTACTGGGTGTGAGTGGAATCCAGGAGAGGAGTTTGTAGCATGAGACATCAAATGATAACAGCGCTAAAGAATCATTACCATGGCGAGATTGGTAAACACAAAATGAATGTTGAAGCATTCTTCAATAACCCTGTGGGTGTAGGAGAACACATTGATATTATGGAGACCATATCTGGTGAAATCGGTAAGATTGCCGAATACGAAGATAAGTTAATGATTTTAGAAACACATTTTACTTCAGAACAGGTAAAAATTTAACAAAAAAGTGTTGACAAGTGGCCCGAGCCATAGTATAATATACCTATGATAACCAAGATAAAGGTAATTTTTAGTGAAGGTACTAGGTTCGGGACATCATATGACGGTTATAAACTACCCGGTAATCATCTCCCTAGTATCTTCCCTAAAAATTACTTAAAAAGTGTTGACAAATACTTTTAAATGTGTTATAATATACACATATGATAAGGAGAAATATGAAAGAAAATATAATATTAGTAGACTGCGACGGGGTTCTTTGTGACTGGGAATATTCATTTACGCAGTGGATGCATCATCAAGGCATTCAAACAAAAGTCACCAATGAATATGACATTGCCAAAAGATTTGAGTTAAATAAAACTGAGGCTAAGAAATTAGTCAGACAATTCAACGAGTCGGCAGCAATTGCATTCTTACCACCTTTAAGAGATGCTGTTTATTACATGAAAAGACTTAATATGTTACATGGATATAGATTCCATTGTATTACATCATTGAGTAGTGATAAGTACGCGCAAAGATTAAGATACCAGAACCTAGACCTATTATTCGGTAGAGAATTATGGGATGAAGTAATCTGCCTACCATGTGGAGCTGACAAAGACGATGCTCTCCTACCTTATGAAAATAGTGAATGTTTTTGGATAGAAGATAAAGTACAAAATGCTGAATTAGGTGTTGAATTAGGACTTAATTCTATCCTTGTAGCTCACTCTCACAATGCTCACTATAAAGGCGAGATCCCAAGATTCCATAGATGGAAAGAAATCTATAAGCATATTACTGGAGAAGTGTAATGAAACCTTGGGATATTATTGAACTATTAAGATCAGATAACGGCAAACTGTTTAAACAAGCTACTATAGCTGATAACATAGATAACGAAGAGTTTGTAGAAGGTCTTCAATATGCTTTAACTCCCTTAATTACATACGGTGTGCAAACTGTACCTAATGCAGAATTACTTGGAGAACCAGGGCCAGGATTAGAATGGCCAGAATTTAAGATTCTATTGGATAAATTAATCGCCAGAGAACTTACTGGTCATGCTGCAAGAGACGCTATTGTTGATTCTATGGTACTATCTACTGTAGAACAATGGAACAATTGGTATAGACCTATTTTATTAAAAGATTTAAAAGCAGGGTTTTCTGAAAGAACTGTTAATAAGGTCCA